ATGAATACAAAGCTAGGATGTTAGCTAGTCCTAAGTCAGAACTAGTGTTACAGACTATATTTGATGCTGCAACTAACGACGATCATAAGAATCAAGCAGCAGCATGGAAGTTAATAATGGACCGTATCCTCCCTGTGGGGGCTTTTGAGAAGGATGTAATCAAAGATGCCGGGAGAAGTAGCATACAGATCAACATTACTGGCGTTGGAGCTACAGAAATTCTTGGAAGCTCTGAAGAGGGAGAAATGCGTAGCAACTCTGCCGCTATTATTGATGGAGAATCGTTTAATGTCACAGAGTAAACTAGACGAAGCACTGGATGAAACCTTGGGTTACGTTGTAAGAGTAGGTGATGCTACGTCTCAGCTAATTAACGTAACTTTTTTGTTTGGTGATAACGCTAATGAGTCTGTCTCAGGACGTTCTCACAGGCTCAAGGACAAGTCTAAGGCTTGGGCATGGCTAGGTGCTTCTATTGACTACGTGTTTGATGACAAGCACTGTGAACGTGCGTACAACAACGATGTAGCTAGGGCAGCAAAGACCCTAAGTGAGTCTAAGCCTAAAAAGAAAACTACTAAGAAGTGAAGTTCTTTAGTACTTCTGAGTTTGACTGCCAACATACTGGTGAAAACCGTATGGAAGAGGACTTCTTGAGTAAGCTTGATGCTCTCAGGGAGCACTGTGGCTTTCCTTTTGTTATCACCAGCGGCTACAGAAGCCCTGACCACCCGTTAGAGGCTGTAAAAGAGATACCGGGTACACACGCGCAAGGCATAGCAGCAGACATAAAGATAACTAACTCTGCTCAACGGTATTCGATTATAAAAGGAGCCTTAGAGCACGGCTTTACTGGTCTAGGGGTCGCTGGTGACTTTATTCATTTAGACACACGGGGTACAGTTCCCGTGATCTGGGTTTACTAGAGCTTCTGAGGAACGCTAGTCATGTTATATACAAGACATAAGACTCTAACAGACAACACAGAGCAGACTATACTGACGATTCCTACCGGACATGTAGCACACGTAAAGTACGTCTTTGTCGCTAACCACGGAGGATCTACGAACCAAGTAGACCTCTTCTGGGAAATTGGTGGTACACCTCAAGTGTACATTATGGACGGCACTAGCATTGGCGCTGGAAGCAAAGAAATACTAGGAGACTCAGGATCTGGTGTAGTTTTTGTTTTGCACGAAAACGAAACAGTAAAAGCACAGGCGTCATCAGCAACAGGAAATATAGAAGTTGTGTTAACTATAGACCTGTTACCACAGCCGTCTGTATTTGTAAACTTTAACGGTACATAACAATGATTACTTTTTTGGGTGCTGATTGGTGTCCTGCTTGTGTAAGAACAAAAAAGACTCTAAAAAAACTCAACATGGACTACAAATACGTTGAGATACCTCCCGGTCAAGCTGGCTGGGACTTAGTGGAAACGATGACAGGCAAGAGGTCTATACCACAAATATTCTACCACTTTGGTGGATCTAAAGACTTTAACGAAGCACTAACCTCTCTTAATCTCACAGGAGAAACACCTCAATGAAATATCTATTAGCGTCTCTTTTTCTGTTTTCATCAGTAGTTTTTAGTCAAACTGTAATTGAGTACGATGACGGTTCTACGTATACTCTAGAAGACACTGAAAATGTTTTTGTATCTACACGGTCACTGTTTACTAAAAAAACGTACAGCAACGGAGCCGTAAACTTTACTCCTGTAGAGGCTAATACTAAGAGGGACTACGTTGCTTCTCCTACTGATGGTATCGAAGTAGGCTCTACTGAGTGGTGTAAAGCGTATGTACCGTGGAGCGAGGGTTACTCGTTTAACATGCAAGCGTGGCAGAGGTTCTGTGACACCAACGGTGACGGTGAGTACGGAGAAGGTGACGCAGGCTGGGTCGAGTAACGCTTGACCGACTTAAACGTACAGCTGTTACCTTGGCAGCAGGAAGTCTACTCTGATCCCGTAAGGTTCAAAGTAGTCGCTGCTGGAAGACGGACAGGGAAGTCCAGACTCGCAGCGTGGATGTTAATCATCAATGCGCTGCAGGCCGACAAAGGCCACGTTTTTTACGTTGCGCCCACTCAGGGTCAGGCCCGTGATATCATGTGGCAAACCCTAATGGAGCTAGGACACCCTGTGATTGCGGGTTCACACATTAACAACCTGCAACTCAAGCTGGTCAACGGGGCCACGATTAGTCTCAAGGGAGCCGACAGGCCAGAGACAATGCGTGGTGTGTCCTTGAAGTTTCTCGTGATGGACGAGTACGCAGACATGAAACCTGACGTATGGGAGCAGATCCTCCGTCCAGCACTGGCTGACCAAAAGGGTTCAGCGATGTTCATCGGTACGCCTATGGGCAGGAACCACTTCTACGAACTGTACAAACTTGCGGAGTTAGGGGACGATGAAACTTACAAGGGGTGGCACTTTACCAGTTATGACAACCCACTCCTCGACCCTGACGAAATTGACACGGCAAAGAAGTCCATGTCGAGTTACGCCTTCCGACAGGAGTTCTTGGCCTCATTTGAAGCAAGAGGCTCCGAAATGTTCAAAGAAGATTGGGTCCACTACGGAGAAGAACCGGAGGTTGGAGACTACTACATAGCAGTTGACTTGGCTGGCTTTGAAGAAGTAAACAAGAAACGGACGAAGAATACAAAACTTGATGAAACCGCAATCGCTGTTGTTAAAGTTAGTCCTGATGGTTGGTACGTTGATAACATTATACATGGGCGGTGGAGCCTTGACGAGACTGCCACCAAGATATTTCAGGCCGTTAGAGACTACAGACCCGTTAGCGTTGGTATTGAAAGAGGAATAGCAAAGCAGGCGGTTATGAGTCCCCTGAGTGACTTACAGAAGCGGTACGGGACGTTCTTCCGTGTCGAAGAGTTAACCCACGGTAACAAAAAGAAGACTGACAGGGTTATGTGGGCGCTACAGGGACGCTTTGAAAACGGTTACGTATCTATTAACAAAGGCGAGTGGAACAACAGATTCTTAGACCAGTTGTTTCAGTTTCCAGATCCATTGACCCACGATGACTTAGTTGACGCCTTGGCGTACATAGACCAGTTAGCTAAAGTAGCGTACAGTTACGACTACGAAATTGACGAGCACGAAATACTAGATGTAGTAGCGGGATATTAACATGAGTATGTTTTGGAAAGAGTTTACAAAAGGGTTTTCTAATAATAAAGTTTTCAGACCTTTTAATACCTACGGAATATACGCAATCAGTGCTGTAGTGTTTTTTACACTAGGGTACTCTGTTGCTGTGATTTAAGGAACCTAAGATGGCAGAAGAAATCTATAGCCAAGATCCTCTGATGATGGAGGAGTCGTTGGAAGAGTGGGTGATTACTAAGTGTGAAAACTGGAGAGATCACTATGAGTCAAACTACGAAGAAAAATTTGAAGAATACTATAGGCTATGGCGAGGTCAATGGGACCCTGCTGACTCCGAAAGAGCGTCTGAACGTTCTCGCATTATCTCTCCTGCGCTTCAGCAGGCTGTAGAGTCTAACGTAGCAGAACTAGAAGAAGCCACGTTTGGCAGAGGCAAATGGTTTGACATTACTGACGATGCCAACGACCAAGACAAGCAGGACATAGCGTACCTCCGTAAGAAACTAGCTGAAGACTTTGAGGCCTGTAAAATACGCAAGGCTGTTGCTGAGTGCTTGATTAACTCTGCAGTCTTTGGTACAGGCATCGGTGAAATTACGCTAGAAGAAATCAAAGAAATGGCCCCGGCTACACAGCCTATCATGGACGGACAGCTGACTGCTGTAGGCGTCAACATTACAGACAGGGTTGTAGTTAAGTTAAAGCCCGTGTTGCCTCAGAACTTCTTGATCGACCCTGTAGCTACGTCAGTAGATGACGCTATGGGTGTGGCTATTGATGAGTTTGTGTCTAAGCACAGCGTAGAGATACTACAGGAGCAGGGCGTATACAACGATGTTCTTATTGAGTCTGCCGCACCTGACTCAGACCTAGAGCCTGACCAAGACCTAACGATCTACAATGATGACAAGGTACGCCTTACAAAGTACTATGGTCTTGTGCCTCGTGAGTTACTTGAGAACGAAGGTGTAGACGTAGAAGAAGACACTAAGTACGTAGAGGCTATCGTAGTTATTGCCAACGGTGGTACGCTTTTGAAGGCTGAAGCCAACCCGTACATGATGAATGATCGTCCTGTCGTTGCGTTTCCTTGGGACGTAGTGCCCGGACGCTTCTGGGGCCGTGGTGTTTGTGAGAAGGGCTATAATTCTCAGAAGGCGCTTGATACAGAGCTACGAGCACGTATCGATGCACTGAGCCTCACAATCCACCCAATGCTCGCTATCGACGCTACACGGCTTCCTAGAGGGGCTAAACCAGAAGTACGCCCCGGCAAGATGATCCTAACTAACGGAGATCCTCGTGAAGTACTACAGCCGTTTAATTTTGGACAGGTCGGACAGATCACATTTGCACAGGCCGCATCGCTTCAGCAGATGGTTCAACAGGCTACAGGAGCAGTTGATTCAGCAGGAATTGCTGGCAGTGTTAACGGTGAAGCTACTGCCGCTGGCATTAGTATGTCTCTTGGGGCTATTATTAAGCGCCATAAGCGCACTCTGATTAACTTCCAACAGTCGTTTCTACTTCCGTTTGTTACCAAAGCTGCACACAGGTACATGCAGTTTGATCCTGAGTCTTACCCAGTAGCTGACTACAAGTTTAACGCTACAAGTACTCTGGGCATCATTGCTCGTGAGTACGAGGTTACACAGTTGGTGCAGCTTTTGCAGACGATGAAGCAAGACAGCCCAATGTACCCTGTGCTAATCCAAAGCATTATCGACAACATGAACCTCAGTAACCGTGAGGAACTCATTGCGACAATGCAACGGGCGTCACAGCCTGACCCACAGGCACAACAAATGGCTATGGTTGCACAGCAAACACAGGTTGAGTTCCAGAAAGCACAAACAGCTGCGTTGCAAGGACAGGCCGCAGAGTCTCAAGCCAGAGCAGGTAAATACGCTATTGAAACACAGCTTGCACCGCAGGAGCTTGAGATTGAAAAGATTGAAGCAATCACACGAAACCTCAGAGAAGGTGACGAAGATGACAAAGAGTTTGATCGTCGTATGAAGATTGCTGAAGTGGCGTTAAAAGAAAAGAACCTCAACAACCAAGCAGCTAGAGGAGCGACACCCCGTGTTAATGACACAAACCGAAATGACCAAATTCCTAGATCAAATCAACCAAGCGTTCCAGACGCAGTTCGACAAATTGGACTTACTGGAGAGCCGGGTCAAGGAACTGGAGGACAAAGTTAATGCCCAAGAAAAAGGATCCAAAGCTGGAACGAGCAGGAGTAAGCGGGTACAACAAGCCGAAGCGGACTCCTAATCACCCAACTAAAAAGTACGTAGTGGTAGCCAAGGAAGGCGAAAAAACTAAGACTATACGTTTTGGTGACGCTAAGATGAAGATTAAAAAAGATCAACCAGCGCGGCGTAAGTCATTCAGAGCTAGGCACAAGTGCGATACTGACAAACCTAGTAAACTCACAGCAAGATACTGGTCTTGTAAAAACTGGTGATTTTATGGCTGCAGGAATAAAACATTACAAACGTGACGGAACTCTGCACACAGGGGAAACTCACAAAATGCCAGATGGTACACTACACTCTGGTAAAACCCACGGCAAGACTTCTGTAAGATTATTTCATTACAAAGACTTGTCTAAGAAAGCCAAGGAGAAAGTTGATGCCGGGAAAAAAAAGAAAAGTAAAAAAGCCTAAGCCTTATTGAAATGGCTAAGAAAAAGAAAAAAGCTAACGATGCGTGTGCAAAGAAGGTCAAAGCCCGTTACAAGGTGTGGCCTTCTGCGTATGCGTCTGGTGCTGTAGCTAAGTGCCGCAAGGTAGGCGCTAAAAACTGGGGTAACAAAAGTGGCCGTAAGAAAAAGTAAGAAAGGCGCTGCCCTCAAGAAGTGGTTTAAGGAAGAATGGGTTGACGTTAAGACCGGAAAGCCCTGTGGACGCTCTGGTAAAGACAAAAAGAAACGTCCGTACCCCTCCTGTAGACCCAAAGCTGTAGCCGCAAAGATGACAAAAGCTGAAAAAGCGTCATCATCTAGGCGTAAAAAAGGCCCAGCTAGGATAAAACACGCCGTAACAGCATCGGGACGTAGGCGTAAAAGTACCAAAAAAAGATCTTGACTTTTAGTCAAAAATATGTTATAATAGGAGATATAGAGACAACCTTATGGCCTCACTAGATCAAGAAACAGAACAGTATTACAATAAGTACTTTGACCTGTTTAACAACCCCGGTTGGAAGCAGTTAATCGAAGAACTACAACAGAACGCTCTTGTAATCAACAGTGTAGAAGCAACTAAAGATGAGAATGATTTGTATGTACGTAAAGGACAACTAAACGTACTAGCATATATTCTCAACTTTGAAGCAGCTACTAACAACAATTACGAAGAGCTAGTTAGTGATGATTAAAGTATTTGATTTTAAATGTACTAACGGACATATCTTTGAAGAATTTGTAGAAGAAGGTACTACAACCAGTAGGTGCGGTTGTGGAGCTAACGCTACAAAAATCGTATCAGCGACTCAACACATACTTGACGGTGCATCTGGGGACTTCCCCGGCAGACACATGAAGTGGGTACGTGAACGCGAGAACGCTGGTCGATCTAATCGGGAATCCTAATCTTAGGTCACTTTCCATTTTAATTCTCCATAACCTATAAAGGCGGGGTAAGTTTACATTATGTCACGAGCACAATTACTTGATGAGCGTCCAGAAGAGGAAGCAACGGAAACAACTGAAGAACTAACCACAGATACTGTAGAGACTCCTCAAGAAGAGGAACAACCTCAAGAAGCAGTAGATGATCTTCCAGAAAAGTACCAAGGTAAATCTGTCGAAGACCTCGTACAGATGCACCAAGAGCTTGAGAAGTTTTCAGGCAAACAGAGTACGGAAGTTGGCGAGTTACGAAAGGTCGTTGATAACTACATTCAGACAGAACTCTCAAACCAACAAGCACCTCAACAACAGCAACAAGAAGACGATGACGTAGATTTCTTTGTAGATCCACAGAACGCTGTTAACAGAGCTATAGATAACCACCCTAAGATCAAAGAAGCGGAAGCTTATACACAACAAGCAAGACAACAGGCTACCCTTGCACAGTTGAAATCCAATCATCCTGATATGGAAAGTATACTACAAGATGTTAAGTTTGCTGAGTGGATCAAAGGGTCAAAAGTCCGAACACAGTTGTTTGTTAAAGCAGACCAAGGGTACGACTACGATTCTGCTAACGAATTGTTCAATCTCTGGAAAGAGAGAGCAGTCGTAGCACAGCAGACCGCCAACGTTGAAAAACAGGCACGTAAGAACACCTTAAAGTCAGCCAGCACAGGCAACGCTCGTGGAACAGCAGAGGCATCACGCAAGAAAGTTTATCGTCGTGCTGACATTATTAAACTTATGCGAACAGACCCAGAGCGTTACCAAAGTCTTTCAGACGAACTACTGAAAGCATACGCAGAGGGTCGTG